TCAGTGCAATCGCTAATGTTCTCATGTTCCTGTTTGAGTGATGAGATTTTGCAGTAGTGAGCCTTGCGGCTCACTTGCATTATCCGTTCTTCAGTGCACAATTAAGTTAATCAGGGAAGTGATTAAACTTATTAGAACAGTGATTCGGTCTAGTCGAGGAGCCGGATTGCTGTTCTCTTTTGCTTCTCAATCAATTACATTTTCAATTTCCACCCAAAGAAGCTGATTCTAAATCCGCTGAATTGATTTGAAGCTCACCTTGCCATGATGTCTTTATGCTTAAAATAAGAATCCCGACGTCACACCATTCCACACGCACAAGCCGGTGAGAGAATTAAAAAAATACATGGAGTCCATCGGGCTGCAGCCGATTACACTCCATGCATTACGTCACACTCATTCCCTTGTATCTCAACAATATCAAGGATTTATTGGCGGGAGTACGTGGGAATCGAATCCATTTTGACCGTTATCGGCAGTTATTAGAAGTTATCAAAAACCCTTATTTCCCAATGGTTTGCGGTGGTTCTTCCAACTGCTGATAACTACTAATAAAAGAATTATGGCACATTTATGTCACACATTTGATAGTTTTTTTCACTGCATGAAACAGGGGCGGATTGACTCCTTCCCCTGTTTCAAATTCTCTATTCTTTTTCAATGTCTGCTCGAATCAGTGCTTTGATGTATCCTTGTTTGTTTCCTACGCTTTCCAGCTTTGCCAGAATATCCGCGTCGGTTTTCAGATTCAGTTTCATGCGAATCTGTGTTGTGTTTGCTTTATCGTACTTTACCTGTGCTTTGCTTTGCGCTTCACTTACCATAATTCCCTCCTTTTGACTTATTTCACTTTTCGAAGTGCCGGGCTGCCGGGGTGGAAGCCCGGCACTTCCGCACTTATTTGCGCTTTCTCAGTTCTTCCAATTCTCTGGTCAGCTTAATAACGCAGTACAGAGTGACAATACTGCAGCACAATGTGCATAGACTAACAATTAAACTAATCATTGCATTGCGGAACGATGGATGGTATTATCATCTCAGAAGGGGCTTTCGCCCCCTCTGAGCCATTCGGCTTATTGGCCGCGTCTGGTGGACTTGAGTACGATTATCGCAGTTGTGAGCGAGATAACCGCTGTTGTCAGGTCTACCAGATTTTTTAATATCTCCATCATTCCTCACCTCCTTTCCTTACCTTATGTATATATTATAGCATAGGTCTCTACCTATGTCAACATCTTTTTGAATTTATTTTACTGTTTTATTATCTTTTTTATATAAAAAAATTCGGGTGGATTTCTCCACCCGTTTTGTGTTCATTTATTTCAGCCGAATTCTCACATAGATTTTCCGCTTCTCATAGGACTTCTTTCTTTTCGGTCCGTAGTTCTTCGCCTTTACATCGGAACCGCCCGCCGAATACCACAGAGGATATCCGTGTTTGCTTTTACCCGCGTATACCATCGTGTGCGGCTTATTGGCGAAACCGCAGATGTCCCCCTTCTTCAGCTTTGCATATTTCCAAGATTTTCGGGGATATGCAATCTTTGCTTTCTTCCGGATGCGGGAGCTGCCGGAGCCGTGAATTTTTGTGTCCAGCCAGATGTATTTTCCTTTCGGCAGCACGCCGATGGACTGAAGGCCGAAGGATACGAAGGTGGCGCAATTCGTCCGCTTGTTCTTCAAGGCACTTGCCAGGCTTTTGCAAGCATGGTTGGCCGAATACCGCACATGCGCCTTAATCATTTTGGCGGCATTGGTTTTCAGTGCCGCCAGCAGCTTATCCGCTTTTGTGCTTTTCGGCACGGATACCAGACGGACGTATTTCTGACCTTTTGAGTCTTTCCAGATGGTCCAGCCTTTGAGCGCCGGAACGTAGATGTAGTATCCTTTAATTTTCGTTGCATGAACCTTTGTTCCAACCGAAAGAGTCTTTTTCCGCTTCGACTTATACGAAGGCTTGACCCGCAGGGGGTCCGCCTTGATTACGATATAAGTCCGGTTAATCTTCCTACTTTTTGCCATGGTAGATCACCTTACCTTTACTGTTAAAAACGGAATAGCCGTTTTTATCGGCACATTTCTTTGCGTTGGCCAAGTCCTTGAATGCGCCCTTCTGGCTCTTGGTGTCCTTCCACGTTTTGCGGACCCGGTACACCTCTGCCTTTGGTTTCTTTTTGCTTGCCGGGAACGTTACCCCCAGATAGCTGCAGATTCCTTTTGCAATTGCTTTTCCGTATTTATCCGGATGGTCTCTCAGCGTAGCCAAATCGCCCTTAATGCTTCCGGTCTCCAGGATGCACGCGGTCATGTCCGTGCCGTTCAGCTCCCACAGGTCTGTCCGCTTCTGCACGCCCCGGGATTTCATCTTCATATCTGCCTTGATGGACTTTTCAAGGCACTTGCCCAGCTTTTTCCCGCTTCCGGACACGAACAACGGCATTACTCCCTTCGGGGCGCCGCTGTAGTCGCAGTGAATCGACACATATAGTTTGCACCCTACGTTATTCGCCCAGCGTACATCTTCAATCATATTCTTGTTGTTGCCGTGGTCGGAATCCGAAATCACGGTTACACCCGATTTCCGCAGATACTTAACAGCGGTCTTTGTGATTTTCAGCATGAGCGCCGCCTCCGTGTACTGTTTCCCATCGGACTTATACACGCAACCGGGGTCCCAAGAGCCATCAACGCTTACACCGTGGCCACACTGTACGGAAATTGTTTTACTCATCTGCTTCACCTTCTTCTTCGTCCTCTGCCTCGTCTTCTTCCTCTGCCAGTTCATAATCCTGTACCTCATCATCGGTAATTTCAATGTTCGGCCGCACGTTGAGACCCAGCGCCTGCTGGAAGGACTGATTCAGTCCCACGGATGCAAGGCCGGATACCGCACCGAATACGATGGCATCAAAGTTCGCTCCGGATGTCGCCATGCCGCAGATGATTCCAATTACAAAAAGAACCGTCGGAATCCATTTGTTATCCATCGGCAGCCACCGCTTCATGATGTAGCCAACGCACAAACAGAAGGCCACAATCTGTGGTACAAAATACTGAGTAATAGTTGTCATGTCCATTTTCCTTTTTCCTCCAATTTCTGCCCGTTCCGGGCTTTCATTCGTTAACGTTCAATTAGGTAATCTGTCAGCTCTGCTTTCGCCTTTCGCATTGCTTCGACATCGTTGCCGTCGATTCCGTGGGCCAACAGCGCCAGCAGTGCCCGCTGGGTGACGATGTTTCCCTCTTCCAGCTTGTTGAGCCGGTTGAAGTCCTTCACGCTCTTACTCTCCAGCTCGGCGATTCGTGCATCCTGTGTTTTGTTCGGCTTTCGGATTCGCTCGATTGCCTCGCAAACTACTTTTACCGCCGCTGAGATGGTGACGATCGCACCGGCAAGCAGCAGAATGTCCGACATGGATATCATGATAGGCTGTCCCATACGCATCCCTCCTTTCCTAAATTTGGCACGAAAAAACCACCCTTTCGGGTGGCTTCTCGGTTATTCAGTTTTGAAATCCTCTTTGACCGCTCTTTCAAGAAGAAGTAATACGTATTCCGGAGCTTCATTTGTTCCTTGTTCCCAGTTTTGGATTGTTCGTAATGGGATGCTGTACAAGTCCCCGAACTTCTTCTGACTCAATCCGGTCAGTGTTCTTAATTCTTTGCAATTCATTTCTTCCTCCTTTTTCTACTGAAATAGATTGTAAGGAAAAATCCAAGAACTGCCGCTGTTACCGTGTACTTGTCCATTGCAATCTATCAATGAGCCTGTTATAATTTGCCATGAGAGGGGGACTTTCGTCCCCCGTATGTACTATTTGAGTAGCATGTGCAAAATGTACTCAATAGCCTTGTAGAGACCGGCGCCCAACGCCGACCCTACCGCTCCTTTGATGATGTCCTTCGCATCGTCATTGGAGCTTTTCTTTTTGGCTTTTTTTCGGCTCATTGTTTCCTCCTTTCTTGCTTGACCTCTTTAACTTACAAGTATATTATAACACCGTTTCGGTGTATTGTCAATAGAATTCGAGGATTTTTATTTATTTTTTTCTAATAAAAATCCACCTCTTCGGGTGGCTTTTCGGTTATTAGTATATCCCTATTTCGTCCTTCAGTGCTTTCTGCAGTACGGCTGAGAAATTAACATCCCGATTTGTTGCCGCTTCATTCAGCCATTCCGGGATGGATAGAGTCTTTTTTACCGCTTTTGTTGACGGTTACAGCATGGTGCCGTCGGTAATGTAAGTGAAGCCACCAATGCAATCGTTGTTCTTTCCCAGCGCATCCGCTCCGGCGTTACGAGCGTAAAATGTACCGTCTGAGCCCATATAGGATATATTGGCATTGTTACCGTAATACGACACGGCTCGAACACCAGATTTTGTGATAGGCTTTGGAACTCCCGTGATCTTGCCTGCCGCGATATTGGCTCCGCTTGCTACTTTTCCAGTGCACTTTGTCCCAACCTCCATCTGTACGATGTTTCCGCATCGCCACCAACGTGGCTGATATTCTACTGCACCGGTTGTTAGGGTTATTTTTCCGGTTCCGGATACCGTTGTTGTGAATGATACTTCTTCCCCTTCCGGTCCTGCCGCTATCAACTCTTTGCAATTGATTGTTCTGAGGCACGAAATCATTCCGGCATATAGAACTTGCGTTTCCGTGTCTCCATTGACATTCAGGGAACCGCCTATATAGGCATTCCCGCTAAAATCAACATCAAATGCGTTGTCGTTTTGCCAGTTGCCCTCTCGGTCTTTCCCTTTTCCGACTTTCAACGCTTTAAAGCTGTTTACGGATGTTCCATCATTTATAAATGTGTCCTCAGTGGCACCGTCTCCGATTCGAACGGTTGTCGGGGTAAAATATATGGAATACTCCACTTTAATAGCACTCAAATTCATCCAATTGAATATATATATCCCCGAAGGATTATCTCTGTAATCAATAACAAGTTTGAGCGCTTCGCCTGCAATGGCCTGGTCTGCGGCTGTAAAGTATATGCCAGATGATGGATCAGTAGGGACGTTATGTTCGCTGTTTCCCCCATCGAATATAAGCGTAACCTTTGGAACTCCCTGCTTCGGGAATGTAAGGTTCAGTATTTCCTCATAATAGTAAGTTGCATCCAATATACTATCGATCTCGGCAGCAGAAAAAACTTTGCTTGTGTCCGGCCCCGTCCCCGGATCCATTGTGTCTACATTTAACCATACATCGGTAAATGTCTGATTTTTTGTAAGTGTCCTTACTTCAAACTGTTTTTTGTCCCGGTCCTGGATTGCCAACCCGGCATTATCCACTGAAATATGCTGGCTGGCAGCTTCTCCCAGACGGATTGAATCCCCGTAGGAAGCAACCACTTTCTGCCCATTCCGAATCTGCACATCCTTCTCTGTAATCAGCACGTTGTTCTTAGTGGCATTGCTCGGGGTTTCCTTGGTGGCACCCTTGTTCTCGGATACCATAATACCGGTGGAATCGGCGCTGATGTAATTATCCGCTGTTTTTGCGGCTTCGGTGGCGGTGTTCTGAGCTTCGTTCGCAGTTCCCTGTGCTTTATTCGCCTTATTCCACGCTTCTTTCGCCGCTTCGTAGGATGTGGATTTGCTGACATCGGACACATGTGTCGTCTTGTCGCTGAACACGGTCACGTCACATGTGTACAGAGTTTTTGTGATGTCGCAAGCCGGCTCTGACTTTGACCAGCCTGCCGGGGTCTCATTTGGTTTCACGTTGGACGGCTTATCCGGTGCCGCCAGTGAAGATGATTGCATTTTATAATACCGTGTCACACTTTCAGTATCCCGGTATTGTGAGAGCGTGACGGTTGCACTTCCTTTTACTGCCATGATAGCCTCCTTTCGCTACTGCTCCAGCTGGCAAGTATACGCCACAGAATTCTCTACTTCTCCTGCGGTTACGGTGATGCTTTTAGCCGCTCTTCCATCCGAGGACTTACCTTTATACCATTTAACCGTGCCAAGGTTTCCACACGATCCGTCGCCTGCAACCGTCTGCTCAACCCCGCCTAAAAATACGTGAGCCGTGAGTTCAGTGGAACCAGTGTTGTTCTTAAATACCGTTCCGTTAGAGGAGGTGATAGTAAGTGTAATTGCGTCGGCTCCATCGTCGCCTTTCACGCCCTGGATTCCCTGGATGCCCTGATCGCCTTTAACGCCCTGATCGCCTTTTTCGCCCTTGTCACCTTTCACGCCCTGCACGCCTGCCTTTGCCACGGCGAAAGAGAATTTCTTGTTGACGGTGATGCCGTCCACTATAACCGGAATGGTCGCTTCGCAAGCAGTGGATACGGTTGCCGTGGTTTTGAATGTGATTTTCGGTCTCGCTGTTCCGGAGTTGGTTACAGTGGCGGTGATTCCGGTCGGGCAGGTAATATTGGCTGCATCCACGTTCACGGCGGAACACTGATTGGTGCCGCAATATGCTACTGCTTCGGTCTCGCATGTAGCACCTGCCGCAACGCCGTTGGTACCCCCGACAAATGTATATGCTTCCGATGTAAGTAATACGGAATACGCATCTGTAACGTCAACGATTGTAATCTGATCTGCTGATTTAATAGCCATTTTCTTTTTCTCCTTCTCTTAAACAATAAGTTCGCACATAAAAGTAACTTTTGTGTCCACGTCTTCCGGTTTGAGCGTGAACGTAAAACCATCGTTCCCGAACCTCGGGTCTGCTGAGGCAATGATTCCGAATGAGTCATCATCCAGCCGCTGCCATTTCCATTGCAGGTACGCACCGCTTCCGAAGGCTTCGCTCAGCTCGGTGGCGTTGGTGATTCGCTTTTTCCCGTGGTAGATTACCACGGAAAGCACCGTCTCCACGTGGTCGTTCTTGAATACCGTCCCCCTGGAGGATTCAATTCGAAGCAGCGTTGTGATTTCGTCTTTCAGGTCCTCAATGGCGTCCTGCACGTTGGTTCCTGTGGATCCGAAAATCATATGGTCTGCCATGATTTCCAGTGCATACTTCCCGGTCTTCTCGTCTTTGTGATATTTAATATAGTTGTTGGAATCACCGAAGCTCATCTGTCCGTCTGCTCCGAGGTACATTCCCCTCGTCGTGTTGTCGACGGAACTTTTGACTCCGGAATATATCGCATTCGACGCAATGTTGAATCCCCCGATGGTCGCATCGAATGCTATTAGGTCATCCACCTTTATTTTTTCGGCGGTGATTGTGTTGGCGATTATGTTGCTTCCGTCCAGTCCGTTCTGCAGCATTTCTTTGGTGAGCTGAGGGGATACTGTTGAACCGCCTTCGATATTCAGCTTGTAGTACAGTCCATCTTCACCTTTAACCACCAGCTTATCTGCCTTCACGGTATTTCCTTCCAGCAGGTCACCGCTGATGGTCACACCCACCAGGTGACCGGTTACGGTAGAATCTCCGATTACCAGGTCTTTGATGATTCCGGACTGTGCGTAGAACTCCTGCAGCCATGCTTTATCGATTTTTGAAAAGTCGATGTTTACATAACGCAGGTCCGCATCCTCTGCAGACAGTTTTTTCGTATCGAGGACCTTTATGCTGCCTTCCGCAGCGTCCAGCCGCCCGGTGATTTTCACGTCCTCTGCCTGCAGGTTTCCGATGCTGCCTTCCGCTGCGTCCAGTCGCCCAGTTATCTTCACGTCCTCTGCCTGAAGATTCTTGATAAGCGCATTGGTGGCTTTCAGGTCTTCGATTTCCGCTTTCTGGGCAATCAGTTCCTTCGTGCGGATCAGGTCGGCAGTAACGACCCTGAATTTGGCATCACTTGGAGACAGCGGCGCATTTGCCTTCTCTGTTTCCGTCATTAGGTGAGACCGAATTTCCACCATCGTTTCCCCGCCGAAGGTAATCTTCTGCGTGGATACCAGCAGGGATTTTCCCACCGCATTGATTTCCTTTTTCAGGTTCAGGATTTCCGCTGCTGTCTTTCCGGCTGAATTGGCCATAGCGTTATTCATGGCCACATAGTTCATATACTCGCTGTCCGTCATGATTCGGACGAACTCGCCCGGCACCAGCGACGGGTCCCACCGCGCCTGCAGCACTGCCCCTGTATAGCGAATGCCGCGATACTGACTGAATATGTTATCCAGCAGTTCCTGCGTCATAAAAGGATTATACATATACAGCGATTGACCGCCTTCTCCGACTTCGATGGTGTCTTGTTTCAAATTCACGGTACACACTATACCGTCCACCATGGTTTCCCCGGCGGAGGTCGTTGTTCGGGACAGCAATTCCGATGTTAAAAGCACTTCATCGTTGTACCCGAAGTAACTGATTCCCAGAGTGTTGTCGTCGCCGAAGGTGGCAAACCCGCCTTGCAGTCCGGCTAAATATCCGATGGCTTCCCGCAGCGTGCAGTCCTGATTCCATTCCAGCACCGGATTCATTTCGGCTTCAAACGTTTCTTCGTCCACGATGATTCCCTTCGCCTGACACTGGGCCCGGATATCGTCATAGAACTGCTGGAAGGTTCCATTTTTCTGAGCAGGGATATACGGATCATTCATCAGCTGGAACCCGTCGAAGCACTGCAGTGTTACCGTGCCGTCGTTGTTGTTCTGCTGTTTGAATACATAAAAAGTGCCGAGTATATCCCAGCCGTCTCCTTCCGGAACCGTCTCTTCTTCGGCACCTTCCCCATCCTCTGCAGCTTCCCCGTTCATCATGTCGTACAGGTCCAGCTCCAGAGCGTCCATTTCCGCTTCGGATTCCGCTTCCTCTGCTTCGGTTACGTCCTCTTCCTCTTCGTCCGTGTCTTCTGTCTCTTCGGTGTCCACGTCGCTTTCGTCATCCGTGTCTTCGATGTGTTCGGTTTCTTCCCGGTCTCCGACTTCTGCTTCCAGTGCATCCGTCCGAGACTCCTCTTCCTCGCTTTCCATCGGCAGCACATAGAAATCTACCTTGTCACCGTCGAAACTTTCCTTGTACGGTTTAATGACCGTGAATTCCAGCATACTGGATGCGGTGCTTCCAATCTGGAAGCCGTTGCCACAGGAACCGGTTACACTGACACCTGTAATTGATGATGCATTATCTTTCTGCTCATCCGGGAGTTCTGCTCCGTTGATAATTACTTTTGTTCTGTATTTCATCCTGTCCCTTTCCCATTGTTGTCTATACTTCCGTTAACGTCACCGATACGCTTTTGTACATTCCGTTCGGGTACTTCTCCACTTTACGGTCGGACGGAAAGAATGTTCCGTTCTTCGCCTTCCCGGTCTGCGGATCCAGATACTGCGCAATAATGTAATTGTTTTTCAGCGTGGTTTCGTTGACTCCGGTGTACGTGTTCGTCGCATTCAGCACGTTCAGCAGCTCCTGTCCTTCTTCCGGATTGAGCCCCGTCCATTCCAGTTCCAGCGTGACGATGTTGGAACGCACGTTGGTATACACGTACGTTCCGGAGTTGTCTCTGGATTCGTTGTTGTTCGCCGTTGAGTTCAGATTCTTCCGCACCTCTCCATAGGTCACATTGAACGAAGTCGGATGCTTCATTCGGCTCGGGCTGTTTACCTGCGTGTCTCCGTCGTAGTATACCGGGGAGAAATATGCATAATACTTTCCGTCCGTGTCTTTGAACGTGGAGTACGTGGTTTTAACGGTCGGCTTGTCTCGGTACTGAATTTTGTAGAAGTACGGCTTCGAGCTGTTGTTGTATGTGTACTTATACATCTTTTTCTTTTTGCCCTTCCGGAGGCTCTTCGGCTTGCTGTATGTTGTGGTTCCGGCAAGCGCGTACCTCACTTCGACCGTCCGTTCTACGCCGTCAATCTGCCGGACGGCAGTCGCCGGGATGGTGGTTCCGGCAATCTCCACGTTTGTCTTGCTCTGCTTCCATTTGCTCGACTTGCTAGGTTTTCCGCCCTTTGCCTTTTTACTGTACTTCACTTTTTTCGCTGATGCTCTCACCGGCTTTTTCAGTTTGGCCCAGCTTCCGGCGGAACCCCAGCTCCAGCTCGTCACGGTTCCACCCTTTCGGATTTCTTTGACGCCGGATCCGGCTAAGAAAAACAATTGTGTTTCTGTCATGTGTTCCTCCTTACACGTTCAGCGGACTGGTTCCGAACATGAGCGTCTGGTTGTTGATATAGCGGACAGTGTTCTGGGCGATTGTCTGGCCGTCCAGGTTGATTACCAGTGTCACATTCCCGCCGTTGCTTCCCTTCATGTTCTGCATTGCGGCCAGTGTGCTGTCCAGTCTGTCCCAGAACGGCGTCAGCGGAACGATACCTTCCGGTCCCGCTTCCCCGGCACCAATCAGTGTGGCGCCGTCCACGATACCGCCCTTCGCATACCAGTTCACGCCGAAGGACGGCAGAGACCCTTTCCCGCCGATTCCATACGGCGCTTTTCCGCCGCTCACGGAAATGTGAGGAATCTTCAGGTTCAGGATTCGCCCCAGATTGAACGGGAACATTCCTTTGATTTTTCCGATGATTCCCTTGAGCGTTCCGGATGCTGCTTTTATCGGAGACAGCAGCGCCGTCTTAACCCTGCCGAATGTCGCTTTCACGGATCCGACCAAGCTGTTGAAGTTCACGGAACTTTTGATTCTCGCCACGATGGACTTCACGCCCGAAGCGGCCGACTTGAACGGCGATGTGATGAACTTTCCCACCTTCGAGAATGCACCCTTCACCGCGCCTTTGATTGCACTTCCGCCCTTCACGATGCCCGCTTTCATTGCGTCCATGGCATACATTCCTTCCAGTTTCAGCGTCTGGCCGAAGGATTTCAGCCCGGATCCGATTTTTGTGACCGCGGTCTTTCCCAGGTTTGCCCAGCCGAATGCACTCCATACGTCCCATATTGCGCTGAGAATCGACGGAATGTTGGCAATCAATGTTGGAATTGCCTGCACCAGTCCTTTGGCCAGTGTCCAGATGATTTTGGCAGCTGTTGCCAGCACCATTGGCACGTTGTCGTTGATCACGTTGGCAATATTGCTGATAATCTTCGGGGCGGTGGAAATAATCGTTGGCATTGCCTGAGCAATCCCTTTGGCCAGATTCACCAGCATTTGCATTCCGGAATGAATCAGTTTCGGTGCACTGGCCCGAATTGTGCCGGACAGGTTCAGCAATCCCTTAAATGCGTTCTCGATGATTCCGCCGCTTCCTTTCATGGAATTCGCCATAGAGTTCAGCAAGCCCTGCATACTGCTGATCAGCAGCGGGGCCCCCTGACTGATGAATGTGCCCATCGCACTGGGCAGTGCTTTGAACACGTTCCCGACTGCCGGAATTAAGTTCCCGAACAGCCAGGTTGTTGTGGTCGTTACCAGTCCTTTCATGGATGCGCCCACATTCTGCCCGAGGGCTATATTGCCCATGAAGTTGCTTGCGGCTGCCTTCATGGCATTAAAGGATCCGGACAGTGTCGTTTTCGCTTCCTCTGCCGATGTTCCGGTGAGTTTCATTTCTTTCTGGATTACATGGATTGCGCTGTACACATCAGACAGGTTGCTGATGTCGTACTTCTGCCCGGAGAGCTTGCTTGCGTCTGAAAGCAGCCTCTCCATTTCGGACTTTGTACCGCCGTAGCCTAGCTTGAGATTGTCCAGCATCGTGTAGTTCTGCTTTGCGAAGCCCTGGTAGGCATTCTGGATATCTATGATGCTGGTGCCCATCTTGTTGGCATTGTCGGACATGTCCGTGATTGCCACGTCCGCTGCAGCTGCTGCCTTCTTCGTGTCACCGTTCAGCGACTGAAGCAGTGCTGCGGAAAAGGATGTTGCCTGTTCCATGTAGTCGTTCGCAGATATCTGCAGGGTTTTGTACGCGTTCTGAGCGTTTTTCTTCACGGTCTCGGCATCCTTCTTCCCGAACAGCGTCTCCACGCCGCCAATGGACTGTTCCAGCTTTGCGCCTTCACTGATGGACTTTGCAATGACGGTTCCGATGCCCGCCGCCGCAATTGCTTTCTTGAAAGCGCCGGTGAATTTCATTCCGGTGGTTTTTCCTCCGGAGTCTCCTTCATTCCCCAGCTCTTTCCCAAGCATGCCTTTAATTCCTTTGGTGGTCGGAATTACCTGCACATAGGCCTGTGCCAGAGTGGTTCCCATTACTTCTCACCTCCGTATCGTGCCTTCATAAAATCTTCCTTGCTCTCATACACTGCGGTATTCCCGTGTCCCTCTGCCTGATTGTTCGTGTTATTCTCAAACAATTCCGCAGTGATTGACTGCGGGTAATCCGCTCCGATGAGGGCCGCATGAATCGCCCGGGTTTCGTCGGCGATTACTGCCAGCAGTAAGTCCTTCCGGTCCCCTCGGACACCATGCATTTTCTGTCCTAATCTTGATTCTTCCCTCAATCCAGAGAATAAGGCAGCCACCACACGAAGGGGCAACTGCCTGTAATCAAAGATTCCATATGTTTCTGCCAAGTCGCAGATCAGAAGTCTTTCATCGTCCCGGATTACTCTGGTGAGGGTTATCAGTTTTTTAATTCGCCGTCCTGAAGCTCGAAGATTTCCTGCAGCGTTTCCAGCATTGCGGTGGCGGATACACGGCCCGCATCACTCCGAATATGCTCTTTCAGCGCTTTGTACTGTTCCGTGCCCAGCAATCTCTTGTAGGCGCTCACAATCTTTCCGGTGTTCTCTTCCCCTTCGTCCAATGCGGCCAAATCTTCCAACAGCTCGTAGTCGTCCAGATTCTCGTCCGGGATTTCTACTTCAAATCCGTTTTTCAGTGTCTCTTTGATCATGCTCTTGATTCTCCTTATTCATAGTACATGTAGAACGGTCTGCCCTCGGCATCCGGAAGTGCAGTCACCGTCACTCCGTAACCCATGGCTTCGTCTCTTTTGTACTCAATGTCCCCGGTATCCGAGATTTTTCCGCACGGAATAACTTCACGGCACTTTCTGCCATCGTTCAGTACGGTATCGATTACCCACGGTCTCTGCGGAAGTTCCGCGGAGCTTCCCTTGATGGTAATTTTACTCCCGGTTACGGTTACGTTGTCTTCTCCGTAGTACGTCTTCAGCACGTTCTCATTCAGAATCTCAATCATCGTGAATTCATAAGTCGCTTCATAGTCCTTCTGAATTGTGGCCACGGTGTTGCCGCCCCAGTCCTTGACGGATTCGGAGTCTCTTGAGATTTTCTTTTTCACGCCGTCTTCCGATACGGTGCCCAGACACTCGAAGCCGGTCAGCTCCCCGGTTGCGGTTGTGGGCACTGCTGCCTCTGCCCCGCCAATCCAGATGGCGCCCTGCACGCTCGGTTTAACGGTAGAAATGTTCTTCACATTGTTCGACATATTGTTTCTCCTTCCTATTCGCAATAGCTAATGTTATAAATCGCCTGATATCGATACTGCTTCGTGGTGGTGTCGGTAAAATTATAATCGCTGTTCAGGCTTACGGCTCCGATTCCCCGGAGTTCGGCCAATTCGTCCATGGCCGCTTTCACCGTCTCATTCAGTTCCGCTGCCTTCTGCAGTGATTCCTCCACCGACTGCACAGCGATGGTGGCCGACTTGATGCAGTTGTACTCTCCGGATCCGGTCTTCTCCATCACCACGTATGGAGTGCTGTCCATCTTCTCCGGATATTCCATCAGAACCGGCACCGGCTTCAGTTTCTCGCTCAGGTATTTAATCACTGTTTTCTCAATCATTATTTTCCTTTCGCGGCGCCCATTGCCTTCACCAGTGTGTTGTTCTTCATGTTGTCATAATAACCTTCATCATCTGCCGGGTATACTGCAGCGCCCCGTCTTTCCGGATAGTTCCGGTTCTCCACTGCAAAGTGTTCTCCGGCGGCCGCCTGAATCTGCTGCGCATACGATACGCATTCTTCCTGCAGTTCGCTGCTTCTCAGCAGCTCCCGAACCCCGGAGGTATTCAGCCTAATCTTCACGCTACTCATACCGTTCCACCTGCACTTTCTTGTTCCACCTCAGCGGCATCATATCCTCAATTCCTTCAATCGGCTCCCCGAATGTCCGGAATTTTTTTCCGAAGAATTCCACCTTGCGTTCCTTCCAGTCGTGGGTATCCCCTTTCGGTATGGCCAGTGTGTACACCAGCTTCTTCCCGGTAATGTTCAGCGTGTCTAGAACTTCCGTGGATGTCGGTTCTCCCACCAGCACATCCGGAACCACCTCCGGCAGCTCTTCGTAGATTGGACGGTTGAATTCGTCCGTGCCGATTCTATTTTTTTCGTACAGGATCACATCTATTCCATGGAGTCCTCTGCCCATAACGATATTCCTTTCATCTGCTGACGCCGAAGTCCCAATCTGGCCAGTTCGCTCTTCTTAATGAAAAGTCCACCCCCGGGCACCAAATACGTGCCGGAGATGGAATATCCCATAGCTGATTCTGCAAACTGAGACACCGGCTCCTGATTGGTGGATGTCATGAGCGTTCTGGCCACCACATCCACGGTCACCGACTTCGCCACATCCGCAAGATACGGTTTTCGCCGAATCATCTCGTCCAGGTCTTTTCCCACCTTGTCCGCTTCCATCCGCAGGGAAGAAGCGATCACCGGCAAAAGTGCCTCTGCTCTCGCCTCCTCCTCGGTGCTTAGATTTCTCCACAGGGCTTTGATGTCCTCAACCTCTGCAAAATTATTCATCGGTCTTCACGTCCTTTTCCGCTGCGCTTGTGCAGCGTTTTTCGTTTTTCTGCTGCTTTTTCGCAGCGGGTTTCTTCGGTTTACTCTCTTTCTGTTCTTCCCAGTCCTCTCCGGAGCACACCGAAGCGGTCTCCACGACCGCCCCGGTTCTGGTATTCACGTACTTAGGCATTGTTCTTAACCCGTGCGAAGGACTTCTCATCCAGGATTCCCCAGCCGAGATATACCTCCGCTCTCAGATAAACCTGGTTGGAGCCCTTCAGGTCCACACCGGTATTATCCGGATCGCCGTACGGAATTACCTCCAGCGGAATCTCCTTCGCATAGCCCCACTTAAACATGTTGGCGAAATCGCCCACGATTACCTGGTCTGTATCTCCCACTGCAACGGTTCTGTTGAAGTCTACCGGCAGACCGTTCACGGTTCCCGGGTTTCCGCCCCAAGCCAGATTCGGATACAGTCTCTCTCCGGCGGTAGTCTTCAGTGCAGCCAGTGCCTGACGAACGGCCGGAGTTGCAGCCATTCCGGAAATGTCTCCGTCGGAGCCCTCTACCAGGGCAATAGCTGCCTCAATATTGTCGTCCACCTTAGCGGCCACATAATCCACGGTCTGGGTAACCGCCTTATCGAAGCAGTTGTTTCCAACCACATCGGAAGCAGTGCCGGTTCTCGGGTTGAAGCCGTGGAATGCGGCGATGTCGAGACCTCTTGCCACCTTCTTTGCAAATCCATCGTTGAATGCCTGCAGGATATTCAGCTGAGCCTCTTCCGTTGCGGTCATAAACTCATCGGACACACGTGCGCCATACTCAAACTTAATCGGTGCAATCACAATCGGGGTGATCGTCAATCCACCGTGGGACTTCTTTGCGTTCTCTGCCACGATATCCACGTCCGCATCCAGAGAGAAGGTGAATTCTTTGTTTCCGTTGAAGGATACCGGAGTCTGCCCGGACAGCATTGCCAGGGAAGAGTGTCCTTTAACCTTCGTTGCCAGATCTGCTACCAGTACCGGGTCAAACAGTGTTCCTTTAGTTCCAATTGCCATATCTTATTCTCCTTTCATTGCCTGCAGCATATTTTTCAGTGCTGCATTTTCTTCATCTTTCGCCGTCGATTCCGGATTGTAGTTGATGCGCTGCACCGAAGTGCTGCCGACAATTCCCTTCAGTGCCTCTGCATCCTTTCGAATGTCCTCTTCCGTCTCTCCGGTCAATCTATTTGCAAGGCCGGCATCCAGGCCAAGTTCTTGTGCAATTCTCGTTTTTACCGAGTCGGACTCGTATTTCTGCACTTTCGCCTGAAGCTCCTTGATTTTCTCGTCGTTGGTGCTTCCGGTACTCTTTGCCTGTTCCAGCTCTTTGCCTAATTCAGTGATCCGATTCTCTTTCTCTGTCAAAGTGTTCTTGATGGAATCGTAATCTGCGTACTTCTGAGTGAACTCTTCCTCTACGGTTTTTCGCTCACTGGCTCTCGCCTTCGTGACGCGGTCGCCGATAACTGCATTCAGCTCTTCCTGCGTTGTAATTGGTTTAAATGTTTCCATAGTGATAATTTCCTTTCTCCACTTAACCCGGTGGGACGGTAAAAATGTATTATAAAAGACAGCCGATTGTGGCTGCCCTGTATAACCTGATTAATATGTTACTTTCTGCTTTCTTCTCGTCTTGTCCTCATGGCAAACCCAGAATGCCAGTGCCACGCTCTCGGTCAGCGTAACATCCACTCTGTCCTTGATGGAGCGGTAACCAAACCCTCCGGAAGAACCGATTGCCCGGTGTTCGCAGTTGGATACGGACTGTTTCAAGCTCTCCTGGTTGCAATGGCAGATGCTGCCTTCGAACAAACACTGCTCAAACAGTGAGTTGGCCAAAATGACCTCCCGCACAGTCGGCAGAATCACGCCCTTTACGCGGTTTTCTTTCAGCTCTTTTTCCAGAATCTGCTGTGCACCGTTGGCACCGTCCACGATAATCTTCCGTGGCTTCATGTCCCGGAGGTAATTAATCAGCCAGCCGTTCCCCTCCCGGGTTGTCCGGCAGTCTACGGCCTCCACAAACACTTTTCTGCCCGCTGTTTTTACGGCAACAGACAATGTTACGGTGGTGCTGTCGTGGCTGAACTTCACCGCGGCATAGATATCGCCCACCAGCTTCGGCAGCCTCTGCACGGCCAGTTCCGTCCATTCCTTTTCGGTGATGGCCGACTTCTGGTTGTACCGAAGCCACAAGCCCAGTCTCTGAATGTTGAAATCCGTCTCGTCCGGGCCAATCTCGTCCGCAACGGATCGCTCGGTAAAAACAGTTCCCAGTGATGGGTTCGTCTCGTACCACAGTTCCCGGTCGGTAGGCTCCGACATTTCCGGAACGGACCATTCCGCCCAGCCGGTATTCTGCGCTCGGCCACTGATGGCCGATTCCCGCATTTTCTGAAAAACGGTTCCGGAAGAAACCGGTGTGGGTGGTGTTCCGCAGAAAACGGTTTGCGGATTCTTTGAAGATGTAACGATGTATTTCAGCGCGGATTCTTGGTCGTCGGTATATTCCTGCGCCTCATCCACCACCAGCAAGTCATATCCTTCACCCAGTCCGCCTTTGCTGGATCTGGTTCGGAAGTTCACTCTTCCGTCCTGCTTCAACATGGTGATCTGTTCCAGTCCGAACTGTTTCAGTGTCTTGTAATCTTCTCCCTCTTTCAGTCCGGTCTTTGCCATCAGCATGCAGAGCCGTTCCCATGCGGAATGAGATGTTGGTGTTCTGTGCGCCGTGTGGAGAATGCTCTCTCCGTTCATGATTCCGTAAAGCTCCCGCATTGCCACAACTTCGTTCTTTCCGTTACGGCGGGGGACGGAATACCCGTATTTGGTATGTGTCCATAATCCCTCTTCATTGTATGCCATCATATCGCACAGAAGCAGCTCCTGCCATTCCTGTGCGGTCTTTCCGGTACTGTTATATATTCTGACAGCTTCCGTTCCGTGGGTTTCTCGGTATGGAAGCACCAACGACTGAGTGGGAGTCTGACGTCCTTTTCTTTCTGTCATGTTTTCCCCTCTGCAGTATTATGTGCTGCTACTTCACCAGCAACGCCACTCCAATCGCGAACATTATAATTGACAGATTTAGGTGTATTCGGGCCTTCGTTCCATATGTTTGTATTTCATCATCGGACATATTTGAGAGTTTATATCCCAATGCCAAAAACTGCATTACACCCATAATTGTCAAAAATATTCCCGCTGCATTTTGTATGATTGATTCCATGCTTTCTCCTGTTCCTTTCTCTTTTAACCTGTTCTTTGGTCAAAAAATGCGCATTAGAAAACCGCCCGTAGGCGGCTTAATAAAATTTAGGTAACTCCTTATTGTGCAGGCAATCTGCATCATATTTTCACTTTCTTAATCAGCCACGCCACTATGTCTGCTGAATTCTTCAATGTCTCCTGCACCTTCTTCATCTGGCTGTTTTCTTTGAGGTAATGGATTCCTGCCGCTGTTATTTTCATATCCTCTGCGGGGGATGAAATAATCAACTCATTTCCCCACGCCCTGGTGACAACTACTCCTGTGATAAGTCCCTCTGCCTGTGCCATATCTAGTATTTCTGCAAAATATTGTTCATTGCCGGCACATTGCCGTACCGTACTGTTAAAAACATCTTCATCAAAAACGATTTCGCGCTTAAGACATGCATATAGGTATATCAGCAACTTATACAGGACCGTATCGTAATCATTCTTCGCCATGGTATTCCTCCTTTCCCATCTGGTTATTCCGCTTCATCATCTACCACCCCAGCATTCTTCATGCTGTTATTCACCATCATATTTATGATGCTCTGCATTTTTTCTTCGTTGAATGGCGCTTGCTGGAATCCGGCATTGATGCCCATTTCCAAGTCTTCTTTCTTCCACGTTGCCACTTGAATCTCATAGATCATATCACTTACTTCACGAAGAAAGTCTGGAATCACCGCCTGTGCAATATTCCAGTACAAAATTCCATCCGGTAACGTCTCTGTATTGAGTGTTTTCTGTAATGCATCTACGGCAAAATCAGACAACCGGTCTATGTACGCCCATCCTTCTTCTTGCGTTAGTTCGAGATTTTCTTTTTTCTCCCAGTATGCTTCAAGCTGTGGATCCCGAAGTATGGATGTCCAGAATTCATTCATTAGATTCATCTTCAGTTTTGGTGATGCGTCGTCTTTTGTTGTGTTGGTTGTTTCCTTATTTTCTTCTCCTGAATCTTCTGCCTCCATCACAACTTGTTCTCCAGTTGAATAATCAATGTATTCTATTCTTTCGAATTCACTTTCATAGTATGACCATAAACCATCATCGTTCTCAATGTACAGAAGCCGTTCGCCTCGCTCCGTCTCATCTATATCATTGCAGACAATCGCAGAACCTGTACACACTGAACCATCTTTTAAATATGCTGTAATCTCGTTTTGTACAACAGTAGCCCATAAGTTTAGTTTCATCTTATCTTCACTGGGATTATATGCACGCCTTTGTTGGAATACGTTATCTGAATTCTATTTGTAGGATGCTCTTTTCCACCTACGTAATAAAAGCCGATATCTTCTCCCACCGTAACAAATTCGCTTGTAACTTCTCCATTTGTTTTATCACTTGACACTCCCGTTCCAGCATACTTCAATATCAAAGCCTGTGCTTCTTCATCTGAAATTGTCAAATAACTCTGCTCCGTATCCCGCTCTTTCGTAGCACTTTTATACTGAGGTGTGTCCTCGCAATGTTGCAAATATTTCTGTTTTCTTTGTTTCAGGCTCCATTTTCCAGATATAATTCTTCGAATACGTTCCTTTTGAAATTCATCTTTGAATTCTCCTGAATTATATATCTTTCGGAGTCTTCTTATGGCCGCCTTTTCTCCGGCTATATAATCCTCCTCTTTCCTCCTTTTTTCTATTTTATCATGATGCTTCTTATTTACAAGTTCTTCTCTTCTGCGGATGTTATCCTGTATTGCCTCGCGTTTTGTCTTGTAGATCCTATCCTGGGTTCTATTGTGTACATCCCTATATCCTCTTCGGCTTTTGTGAAGAACAACACATGTGCAGTTGTCATGCCTTCGATACACATCCTGTGGTTCTTCTCCATACACATATACTCCGACTAAGCGTTGGCACCAATCGCAACAGTGTCCATTTGATTGTCGAATAATGTATTCTTTCAGACCTATTCTCGAACGCAGTTCGGCAGTCGTCTTCGAATTACCCGTTGCTTCGGAAATGAAGAAGTTTTTTATCGGTGGTCCGGTTATTACATTCTGTTTTTCCGGCCTATTATCCATTGCTTTCTCCCATCTTTCGAATTCCGGTTAAGTCTCCGAGAGTTTCCTCGTCGATGTAGCCTTCTACGCTTTGGTTTAGCTTCAACACTCCATCTCCGATGGCGCTCAGCATAGATGCATCCGGTTCGAATATCGGCTCCCAGGATGGAATGGCTTCGCATGCAACATCTCGCATATACAACGACTGATCTCGAAGTTGTACTGCCAGGAATCCCGCATTCCGGAATCCTACACCGAAGGAACGCTGTGCTGCTCTTGCAGTCAGTCTCAGTGAATCGTGAGCCGCCTTGATGGCATCGGCACTGGATGGGTTCGCCGTAGGAAACCCCAGATCGTCCAATGTGAGTCCGGTTTCCCCGGCAAACATGGAGGCGAACATCTTGAGGTGATCCGTGTGCGGCGTCATGGACTGCTGCATGAACTGACCGAAGGTTGGCTTGTCTCCGTCCTCGTCCTTGGTGATTGCAATCAGCGTAGCCATGCTGGCTCTCCACTTATCCGCAATCTCGTTATCCTCTGAAAGTCCTGTTACCCATTTCTGCGGATATGAAAAGAACTCGGCAGAAATCTCCGAGCGCTTCATCGTACGTATTGCAGAGCTCATCAGTGACATGCACGCCCTGCTGATTCGGGAGTGACCAAATGGTCTTTTGGCTCCCGGTCTATAAATCACCGGCACCAGCAGCGGATAGGCCACCTCGTGCCGGATAATATCCATGTAGGATTTGTCCTTATAGTATATTTGTGTCTCATTTGGGAGGAAATAGGCCTCGGTCTTCACCACGCCGTACTGGTCCCGCTCCAGCACCGCATAGCCCTCCTTGAGAAGGCCGGTGACCGTGTCAATGATTCCCGTTGCATTGGCGCCGTCAATGACCTGCATGGGCGGATTATCTCCTTTCCGCTGCGGAGGCTGAATGTAGATAAACGCGCATCCGGCAATCATTGCAGACAACTCCGCCGACTGGAACAGAACATCCGGGTTGTTCATCCGGAACACCGAATTCATCCCCAATAGATCGTTCCGGAACTCGTTGAACACCACCCGATCTGCCAGAGAGTCAACCGCCTTGGCGCACCATCCCAGACTGGAGGTGAACCCCCGAAGTCCCGGCGGCGTACTGATGCCGAAATCCCGCACATAGTTCTTCATCTCGTAGTATTTGTACCGGAGATTCACCCGCTG